AGCGATACCTAACAAACCGAACACTGCGGTGTTCAGTGAATCAACTGCTAACGGTGTATCAGGTAAATTTTACGATTTATGGAAAGGTGCTTGTGAAGGCACTAACGGTTTTTTACCAGTATTTTTACCGTGGTACATACAAGAGGAATATCAAGAGCCATGCCAGCAAAATGTGGAACTAAGTCCAGACGAAAAAAGACTTCAAAAGGAACATCATCTTACGGACGAACAGCTCGCGTTTCGAAGAAAAAAGGTAGCACAAAACGGGCTTGACCTTTTCAAACAAGAGTACCCGTCTAATGCTGATGAGGCTTTCCTGACATCAGGGCGCCCCATATTCAACCCAGAGCAGCTTGTGCGCATGCTTGAGCAAGCAGACAAGCCTGTTGGTCGCTATGCACTAGAAAATGATGAGTGGCAGCCACATCCACGTGGCGAGCTAACTCTCTATGAAGATGTAGTGCCAGGCGAGACCTATACTATAGGTGCTGACGTTGCGATGGGTATAAGAGGCGGCGACTTTTCAGTTGCTCAAGTATTAGACGGCAAGAAAAAATTAGTCGGCTGTTATCGAGCACATGTGCATCCTGATTTTTTCGCAGATGTGCTTTTACGGTTAGGCGAATTTTTTAATGATGCTTACATTATATGTGAAAGTAACTCGCACGGTTTATTGACGTGCACGCGTCTTTACAAAGACTACGACTACGCAAACTTCCACACAGAAATTGTAGTCGACAAAATCAGTGACAAAGAAACTGTGAAGCTAGGTTTTGCAACAACAGCAAAGTCAAAACCATTAGCAATAAACGAATTACGTGCTTCGTTGCGTATGGAAGAAATAACCATACATGACAAAGTTACACTACGTGAGATGCTTACTTATATCGAGACTGAAACAGGATCGATGGAAGCTGAGGCAGGCTGTCACGATGACTGCGTAATGGCGTTAGCATTGGCTAACTACGCACACCAGCAAGGCTGGGAACCACTAGAAACATACGATAACTACTATAGCGAGGCCATATAATGGCACACGAATTTAAAGCAATTACTCAAGACGAGCTGCTTCAGCTTGTGCACGAGGAGATCCGAGGTTCAATCGGCTACTCTGATGGCGATATGAGTAACGAGCGTCAGGAGATACTTCGCTACTATCATGGCGAACTACCTGAACGACAAAGCAATGGGAACAGCAGCTACGTATCACAAGATGTGTATGATGGCGTTGAAGGTCTCAAGGCTTTGCTGCTCGAAACATTTAGCGCCGGGACCGACGTAATTCAGTTTGCGCCACAAAACGGCGACGACGTTGCAAAAGCTCGTGTCTGCACTGCTTATACAAACTACATCATCCATCGCCAAAACGACGGTTTTAGTATTTACCGTGACGTTTTGCACGACGCATTGATTGCTCGTAATGGTGTAGCAAAAGTCTATTGGGACGAAGCTGAAGAAGTTATCGAGGAACAATTTGAAGATCTGTTGCCTGATGAAATTGATGCTTTATTAGCAGATCCAGAAGCAGAGCTTTCAGACTTAAATGATGTCGACGGTAGATTTAGTGGCACTTTGCGTATTACTAAAAATAAATCACAAGTACGCATTGAAGTTGTACCGCCCGAAGAATTTGTAATTAGCCCCATGTCACAGCACATGAACGACGGTTTTGTCGCTCACAGGCGGATTATGCGTAAAGCTGATTTGTTGGCTATGGGCTTTGATCCAGATCTTATTGATGATATTGGAAGCGAAGAAGATCCTCTTGGTGAGAACTACGCTGAGCGTTACTACCGCCACGAGCAAACTGGACCATCAAAACTGTCGCCTGAAGAACTTAATAATCAGGAACAAATGCAAGAGATCGTAGTTTACGAATCTTACATTGAAGCTGATATGGAAGGCGACGGTCTCGCACGTATTTATAAATGTATTAGTGCAGGCAATACTGTTCTCGACTGTGAGCAAGTAGACAGACGACCATTTATATGTTTTGCAGCAATACCTACTTCGCACACTTACTATGGCGAAAACTTTGCTTATAAACTCGTGCCTACACAAAATGCACGCACAGCATTAATGCGGTCTATTCTTGACCACGCTGCTGTAACAACGAACCCACGCTACTTAGTTAATAAAGGTTCGTTAACTAATCCACGCGAGCTGCTAGATAATCGCCTTGGCGGTATTGTTAATGTAACTCGCCCAGACGGCGTTGTGCCGTTATCACAAAATCCGCTAAACCCATTTATATTTCAAACAATACAAGCGCTCGAAGATGACGCTGAAAATACAAGTGGTATTAGCAAGCTATCACAAGGTTTAAATAAAGACGCCGTAAGTAAGCAGAACTCTGCTGCTATGGTTGAAAACCTTGTTTCGCTATCGCAGCAACGAAGCAAAATCATTGCACGTAATTTTGCAAACAACTTCTTAAAACCATTATTTATGGAAGTTTACAGGCTTGCCGTAGAAAACGAAGATGAAGAAAAAATTGTCGACGTTGCCGGTGAGTATGTTGCCATAGCACCATCGGAATGGGAGCAACGCAAAGATGTTGAGGTGTCGTTTAAGCTAGGCTACGGCGAGCAAGAACGTGAAGCACAAAAATATCAAGCGCTGCATACCGCACTTACACAAGATCCAGGCGTACAGCCATTTTATAGCCCGCAAGGTCGCTATGCAATGATACGCCAGATTATGCTTAGCGCAGGCATCAAGGATGTCGACACATATTTGTTGCCACCTGAGAAAGTGCAGCCACCCCAGCCCTCCAAGCAAGAACAAATGCAACAGCAATTGCTGATGAAACAAATCGAACTTGAAGAGCGCAAGGTTGCGCTGGCTGAGCAAGAAGCTGCTTTGAAAGCGCGCATGGAAGAACGCAAGTTCGGTCTGCAAACTCAAGAAGCACAATTGCAAGCAGCAGCTAAATACAGCGAAGAAGAGCGTCGTGACTTCGATTCAGAAGTACGCGCAGACATCGCATACAAAGAGCTTGAGCTTGCAGAAAAATCAGAAGACGAAAACCGCACAACGGTAATTTCGCCAAACGCATAAGGAAGCAAAATGAAGGAGCAAGACATCATTGAGCGTGGAACTGCTGCGGAGTTTCTATTAGAACACGAAACTTTTCAACGCACAGTTCAGCGCTTAATCGATCACAACATTAATATGTTTTTAAATAGCACGCCTACAGAAGGCGACGTGCGCGATATTGCGTACCATACGTCGCGTGCACTTTCAGACATTGTTAATACGTTAAAACAAGAAGCGCTAATGAAAGCGCAGATCATGGAGCAAAATGATAATGAGTGAGACTACTGAAAGCGTCCCTCAGACCGAAACTGAGCAGCAGCCAACAGTGACTGCTGCCGTTAATGCTTTTCTTGATAAATGGGAAGACTCTCCTGCCGAGACATCAGAACCAGTATCAGAAAGCGAAGCCGAAGTTGCAGATACAAGCGATGAGCAACTCGAAGCTACTCAAGATCAAGAGATAATTGAAGAAGTAGCTGACCTTGGTGATGAAGAAATAGTCTACGAAGATGAAGTAGTCGACAGCGAAGAAGTCCAATATGAGACGGCTCCAGACGACTACGTAACACAAATCAAAGTAGGCGAAGAAGTTCACGAAGTATCAGTTGCAGATTTAAAACGTCTGTATGGTCAAGAAAAATCGCTAACACAAAAATCACAACAAGTTTCAGAACAACGCAAATCTCTTGAGACAGAGCTTGAACGAACACAAGCAGCTTACGGAGTGCTACTACAAAAAGCGCAAGAAAAACTTCAGCCGTACACTGAAGTAGACATGCTAGTTGCGTCCAAAACAATGGGCGACGACGAGTTTGCTCAACTGCGCAAAGAAGCACAGTCTGCTTATGACGAGTACAACTTCCTTGCTCAAGAGGCAGGTAAATTCCACGAGAATCTCCAGCAAGTCCGCGAGAAGGAAATCGCAAAACAGGCTGCTGAGGCACACAAAACGCTACAAGCTGACATACCTGAATGGAACGAAGATTTGTACAACGCAGTGCGCGACTGGGGTGCAACACAAGGTTTAGACCGTGATGCCCTTAATAATCTAGTCGATCCAGCTGCAATCAAAGTTTTGCTTAAAGCAATGAAGTACGATCGGAGTAAGAAGGTGGCAGTTAAAAAACGCGGTGCAGCACCTCGCAAGGTAATAAAACCTGGCGCATCCGCACCTGCACAAACAAAAAAAGCGCGGGCTGGTAAGCAAGCCATGGAAAGGCTTTCTAAATCTGGCAGCACGCAGGATGCAACAAATGCGTTTTTACAACGTTGGTCTGATGGAGCTTAACTTTCTAATACGAGGACCTAAACATGGCTACGTATCAAACGTATACGCAGGTTGGTCTGAAGGAAGACGTCAGCGATATTATTTCAAATATTTCGCCGACTACGACGCCTTTCCTAAGTTCAATCGGCACAGAGAGTGTTCATAACACTCTTTTCCAGTGGCAAGAAGATTCGCTTGCTGCTACTGCAGAAAATGCAGAAGTTGAAGGCTTTACGGCTAGCAGTGCAACACTGTCACCGACTGTAATGCGTTCCAACCACACACAAATTCAATCGAAGACTGTAAAAATCTCCGGCACTAACGATGCTGTAGACGCTTACGGGCGCGCGCAAGAAACAGCGTATCAACTTTCGAAGAAAGCTGCTGAGTTCAAGCGAGACATTGAATTTAACTTGGTTGGTGACCGTACAACTGGTGGTAACGATGCTGCTGCTGGTAACGCCACAACTGCACGCTACACAGCTAACATCCACGGCAATGACGCTGGATCAGCTGCTGTTATTAACTCTGCCGTTATCGAAGATGTAGGTACTTCTAGTACTGCTGCTGCACTAACGGAACAAGACATCCTGAACCTTGGCGACAAGCTATATGATGAAGGCGCAACTGCTTCAATCCTTATGATTAAGCCAGCTGACTCTCTCGTCATTGCAGGATTTACTCGTTCTGCTGTTGGCTCAGGTAACGCTCGTCAAGAGCACTTTGTTAACGGTGGTCGCACATTGATGAACGTGGTTGACGTTTATATTTCGCCTTACGGTGAATATCGCGTCGTTATGAACCGCTTTATCAAAACATCGACCGCACTTCTTTACGATCCGGAGAACTGGAAAATTTGTGAGCTTCGCCCAATGACACGCGAACTGCTTGCCAAAACCGGTGATGCGGACACTCACATGATGGTAACCGAATACGGTCTGAAGCACGCTAATTACAAGTCTTCAGGTCTGCTTCGTTACATCAGCTAGGTAAGTGTGCCCGCGGGGATTTTGCTCTCCTTTGCCCTGCGGGCACCTCTACCTGAAAGGATAGATATGTCAAAAATTATTGATAGCGATTTTACAATCAAACAAGAAGGTGACGACCTTTTCCGAGTCACCAAACAAAACATACCAGCATCATTTTTAAAGCAACTGCACGACGAAAAACATGAGTCAAACGGCGTTACAGCTAGTGGCGAAATGGTCAAGCTCGCAAGCATACCTGTAGCAGTAGTCGAACACATGCAGCGCGAAGGCATTGACGTTTATAAAGCGCCTATTAAGGACATTATTAAGTGGCTTAAAAATCATGACATGGATGGATTTTTAACGAGCACTAAGAGATTATAATGGCCACATTCGCAGAACTGAAAGCAGACGTAATTAATTTGATTAACCGTACTGACTGCACCGACACGCTGTCAGGAACATTTGTAAATCAAGCTATTCGAAATATTGCGCGTACTCTGCGTATACCATCGTTAGAGTCAAAGTACACGGCAACAGTCGGTACATCTGCTCAAACGGTATTTAATACAACGACACAAGAATTATCGATACCAGGCGACTTTCTCGAAACTGTTTATCTGTATACAGACGATAGAATTTTGCAAAGAGTTCCGCTACGCCAATTTATAGAGCTAACAGGATCTGTGCCTTCTAGTGGCAAGCCTAGATATTACACACGCATTCAGAATAACTTTGTAGTAAAGCCCGCCCCTGATGCAGGAACTGTAATTAATCTTATTTATCACAGTGATCCAGCTGTCTTAACAAACAGCACCGACACCAATGTTTTATCCATTGTATCTCCTGATCTCGTTGTATATGGCGCATTATTATATGCGTGTGACTATTTCAACGATCAGCGCAAAGAAGAGTTTAGCAAGACATACGCTGGAATTTATCAAGCTGTCGAAGATCTGAATAATTCTACTGATATGGCAACTAGTGACTCAGCTATACAGCCGAGCTTTAACTACGAACCAGATCTATTTAACTAAGGTATAAAAATGTCGAAAAGTAGTGTGTTTCAGTCAGTATCTGTGACTGAGAGTGATCTGCCGAATTTGCTTTCACAAGTTCAAACAAGCGAAACTAATGCGGCAAACTCGGCTGCTGCTGCAGCTACAAGCGCTGCTTCAGTTGGTACGTCTGCATCTAATGCTGCAACTGAAGCATCTAATGCGTCAAACTCTGCGACTGCTGCTGCTAACTCGGCAAGTGCTGCTTCAACTTCTGCTTCGGCAGCTGCAACTTCAGAAACTAATGCTGCTGCACATGTTACGACTGCCAGCAACCACGCAACCGGCGCAGCAACTTCGGCTACATCAGCAACAAACAGTCAAGCTGCAGCAACACAAAGTGCAACTGACGCTGCTACATCAGCAACTAATGCCGCTACTTCTGAAACGAACGCTGCTACATCAGAAACCAACGCGGCTACATCGGCAACTAATGCAGCGAACTCTGCTACTGCTGCTTCGACACAAGCAACTAACGCAACAAACCAAGCAACAGCTGCCGCAAATTCAGCAACAGCAGCAGCTAGCTCTGCGTCTGCAGCATCAACATCGGAAACAAATGCGCAAACACATGCAAACACTGCGTCGGGTCACGCAACTACAGCGTCAACGCAGGCAACAAATGCTGCCACGTCGGCGACAAACGCCGCAACATCAGAAACTAACGCAGGAACACAAGCAACTAACGCAGCAACTTCAGCGACAGCTGCCGCAAGCTCAGCGACAAACGCCGCAACTGCACAGACAGCAGCAGAGTCCGCCAGAGACTCAGCGCTAGCAGCTTTTGACTCATTCGACGACCGCTATTTAGGAACAAAAACAAGCGATCCGAGCACCGATAACGACGGAAACACGCTTGTTGCAGGCACGCTTTATTTTAATAGCAGCACAAGCACGATGATGCTTTACACAGGCTCAGCCTGGGTCGCAGCTTATGTGTCCGGTGGCAGCTTTGCTGCGTTGTCTGGTGCAACCTTCACTGGTGACGTTACAGTGCCTAACCTCATTACTGCTGGTAATGTCGATGGTCGTGATGTGTCTGTTGATGGTGCGAAGCTCGATGGTATTGCAGCCAATGCAACAGCCGTAACTAGCCTAACTGATCTCAGCATTAGCGATGGCACTAATGGTCAAGTCTTGACGACAAACGGCTCAGGTTCGTTTTCATTCGCAGATGCTGCTGGTGGTGGTTCAACACAAGATGCTGATGGCGACACCAAGATACAAGTCGAAGAAGGCACGGATGACGACACCATCCGCTTTGATACTGCTGGTAGTGAAAGACTAATTATAACCCCGACAGGGAACGTGGGTATAAACACAACTACTCCATACGACAGCCAATGGGGGACGGACGGAAATAACACAGAATTAGCTATCGAAGGCGGGTCGACAGGATACGGGGTTCTCCACCTTCGTGGTACTGGCGCAGGGACAACCGACACCCGTTTTAGCATGGGTGTAGGTGATACCAAGTTTTATATGGCGTATGACCGCATTGATGGCGCACACCGGATGACCATGAACACCGATGGTGCGATTGGTTTTAATACTACAGACGTTGGAACTGAGACCCTTACTGTAAACAAAGTCGGCTCTAGCAGTTATGGGGCAATCCAGATACGCAGAAGCAATACCGATGGAGACACTAATGGCGGTTATATTTCTTTTGCCCAACGAGATGACTGTAGTACCTCTTGGGTTGGGCTAGCAGGATGGGATAACGCAACCGACCGAACAGTTTACCTTGGTGGTGGAGGCTGGAACATTCAAGAAGCCACAGCAGTAGTTCTTTATGCAGGGGCTTACGACGCTGGCAGTGGTGGTGCTACTGAATCCGCTAGATTTGCCGCTACCTTTAATATGTTAAAAAGGCCTACGACAGTTCAATCTAGTGGTGTCCCGCTGAAAGTAGACAGCACAAACAGCAACAACTTTAAGCAACGCTGGGAAAATAATGGCTCGGTAGTAGGTTACCTTGGCGCAAACGCAAGCTATGCTTTATTGGTGGGCGGTACTAGCGCGAATACAGCATTTCAGGTGTCACAGAGCGGCGGTGAAGTTATGCAAACTCGCGCTGGAACAAACGCTCACTATCGCTTCCATCTTGATGGCGCGGCTCGTAATTACATCTATGCAAACAGTGCTAACGAAATTGGCTTTCTGACAACAGGCGGTAACTGGGCGTTCAGATGCGACAACTCCGGTAATGTTACCGCCACCGGGAACGTGACAGCTTACTCTGACATTCGGTTGAAAGAGGATATTAAGCCAATCGAAGGTGCGCTAGAACGGGTAAGTAAACTTGAAGGCGTTGAGTACACCCGTAAGAACACTGGTAAGCGTGAAATAGGTTTCATTGCCCAAGACGTAATACAGCATGAACCAACGCTCGTTGATGTCATGGACACATCTACCGCCCACACGGACGAAGCGTTTAGTGATCTACACGTTATGAAATACCAGAACACTGTTGCCTTACTGGTCGAAGCCGTTAAGGAACTGAAAGCCGAAGTGGCAGAACTAAGAGCGGGGTGCTGCCATGGCGCTGCAAAGTAGTGGTGCAATAAGTTTGGCAAACCTTCAAAGCGAATATGGTGGCTCTAATCCAATATCGATGAGTGAGTATTATCGCAACGGCGGGTTAGTACCAAACTCAATCAGTTCGACTGGCCCAGGCTCGTATACTTCTTACCAATACAGCCGAAACTCTACAGACTGGAACGTGTATATTTTTGGCACTATTAATTGGGGTGGCTCTACTATTGTAGCCACCTCGATAAACATAGGAACTACTACTACCAGTTTCTCAACAGGTGGTTACGACTACCAACGAGGTAGTTTGCAAGAAACTATCACAACTAGTGGCGGCAAATTTACTGTTACATATTTTCATTACAGTGTGCGCCGCAGACTATCCTCAGTCACTACGACAACAAGTGTAAATCAATCTGTACCGACAAGCGGTCAAATCAGTTTGTCTCAATTTTATGGCGGGAGAGCATCGTAATGTCATTTCATATTGATAGAACAACGAACAGTGTTACTCGTGAAGAGTTCGAACGTTTGTTTGCTGAGGCTTTTGACTACTTAAGTGCAGAGCGACAAAGGCTAGGCGACAACCTTAAAGAAGATTTGTGGTTAGCACTGCGACACGACGGATCATTTATTCATCGTTATTTAGAAGATGATTATTTAGTCGGCGTAGCATCACTTATAGAATTATTAATTCCGTACGAAGGCAAAGTTGAGCGTTGGGCTCATTACATCACGCCGACCTATGGGCACAATAAGACTGGATCTCGTGCATGGTGGTATAGTGAAGAGTTTCAAAAGCAAGCAAGACAGTTTTGCGATGAAGAAAATTTTGACAAGCTGCTCGTTGTCCATAATCCAGGCAGTCCGGCAGCTTTAGCTGTTGAAGCTGTTTGGGGTCAAGCGTGGGGTAGTCGCCAATATTTTAATAGACCTGTTATTAAATCTTTAGCAGAGACTTTTGGTGATGCCCGTAATGCTTTCGGTTACCCCGATACAATGCAATGTTTTATCATGGGAA